TTAATACCGTGACATTAACCCACACTCCTTGCCTAAGGGAGTTGCACTACAGCCAACGCAGCTGCTGATGCCCGTCAAGCATCTTGGGAACACACCATCCGTGCAGATGGCGCCACCCAGGGTTTGTTTGTCTCATCGTGGTCCCCGTAGCGACCCCCAACCCCCCAAGAGGTTGACATCCACACATTGTTGGGATAACGTGTGGCCCTGATCTTGGGTAGAACAAACACCTGTTTTAGGTGGGTATACAATTTAAGCTCAACTCGGTGTGGTCGTAAACCAACTTAAGCACCGACGCCAACAAGGGCGTGTTCAAGCCAACCTCCGCTTGTGGATTTGGCTGGGTGTCACACATCACCCATGTACATTTTCACCCACCAGTGGTACCGGTTGTAAGCCGGATTTCGGGACCACGTTCACCAATTAATCATACAATTTCGTGATATCAAGGGTGGTTACAGTAACCGCACCAGTCAACGTAATTGCAGCGTAATTCACAACGACAGGTTTAGAAGGATCTATGGCACGTATAGCCGTGACATTAATGAGAGCATTGGCAGTGGTAATACTACGTACAGTATACCCGGGTGCATACTCAACAACCGTACCGTTCGTCACACTAGCGGCGCCGATCGCGCCGTTAAGCGTTGTACCGTTGACAACGATGGTGTACAAATATGTACCTGATCCACATTGGGCAGTAAATCCGGTGAGCTGTGTTGTGACGGAGAAAGAACCCGCTGCCTTCGTCAACCCAGCAAAGGGTTGTGCAATAGTGCCAAGCGCAGTTGAGCCAACATATGAGTTGGTGCTGCTTGTCACATTGCTTGCAACGATTGGTTTCTTCAACTCAACTTCGTAGGTAACCCACACATCACCAAGGGTGTTTCCGGCAGCCAACTGACCCTGGGTGCAGACATTAGTCACGCCCAGGTCATAAAACAGTTGGTTGTCCCCAGACGGCAAATCGCCCCTGCGCACATACTGCACATTGAAGGGATTCTCTGCTGGGTTGCATTCAATTGGATGCACCATGGTTTCTGATGGGATTACCTCGCCGGACCAGTACTCATTGAGCAGTTCACTCTTACTGGAAGGGGGCGAATCGTTCGACCGATACGAAGTTTGGAACATCACTGAACCCAAACTTGGGCTTGTTCCGGAAATGGCATTCCCACTAGTGGGGACGTAGTGAAACACCACGCCACGGAAGCGGTATTCCTGGAAGGAGTTCGCAATCGTGGATAGCCAAGGAAAAGTGGTTGAGTTGCCGGGATTCAGCTGGAAGCTATTAGCTAACGCGAACCCAGTTGAGCTTTCAATGGTGTCGATGAATTCACGATGTCGGATGACCACTGTTTGTCCCTCCTTATGCATCATAGGAATTCCTGTACTCGCCTTCTGCACGATGGAATTCGTACCCACCGTGTAGTCACCATAACCCAGCCACTTGGAAATGGCACCCCCAAGGGAATGCCCTGCCGATGAACCAGCGCCTGGATTGCCGATGAAGGAGCCAAGGGCACCCCCACCAAGCGAACCCATCTGGCGGATCAACTTGCCAACCGGTGTATATTCCGCCGGTTTCGGTTGTACACGAATGCGTGCACGCTTTGTCTTTGTCTTCTTCTTTGCTTGTCGGAGCATCATTGTTTCTTCTGAATTGTCTGTTCATTACAGGTGCCTGAGGAACGCTGGAGGAGAATTTTCTACAACTCCACTGCGTACTTCATCACAGAGCCCGGATATGGTAAATTTGCCATAATACTCTTCAAGGGCTATTTGGTAATCAGGTGTAATGCCGAATGCTCGGGTAAAAGATGCACGCGCTTCATCCGTGATCTCAGTGGACCGACTATCAGTCATCCTTTCCAGCACTCCGGTGTTCCGGAACACGTGGCGCTTATAACGCTGCGTGGCCTGCGCACCATTGCGATAGAACGACTCATAGAAAGCCGACAGTACGGGACATCCTGGCACCGAGGCCATCCCACACTCCCCGACCGCTCCCAACCATTTACGCCATACCTTGTCGTTCTGGATTGGGAGAAGACACATCGGGTCTTTCTTGAGACAGGTTCGCACGTTCCTAACCATGCACCAACCTGCCCCAAGGAGGACCGGTCGCGATTGGCAGAATTCAATCTGCTCAAACACGCTGACAGGTTCCTCAACCGTCATACGAAATCCCTTACGGGCGAAAAAGGTTGGTACACACTCCAACACTCTTTCCAACTCATCTCGCTCAAAAATCAACACACAGTCGTCACCGTTATTTGCTAGTTCTGCATCAATACCAAGTACAGCGCACATCTCAAAAATGAGTGCGCACATAATAATACAATTGCCCAGCGAGGTGTTTAGATCCCCGCTCGCTCTAGTACCTGACATTTTGAACTTCACAGTGCCATCTGGGCAGAAGGCCATACCTTCATTGTCCCGTTGCCAACTCAACAATCGCTCCAATTCCGCACTGCTGAATGTTTTGTTATAGACCGAATGTTCATACAATAACGCCCATACACTTACGTGCATGTCGAACTTTGTCGCATCCAGTCCAAGGGCAACAGGATTCTTAAACCTATCCCACTTGGCACGTAGCACACGGGCACTTTCAAGGGTATTCATCCCCTTGATGACTGTGTGTGTGGTGTGTTCACCCCATACTCGGTTAATGGCCTTGAAGTACAACTTCTCCGTCTTTTTAAGATACTGGCCGAGCTTGAGGTTATAGCGAGGCGACCTCGGATTAATGATCCGTGGCGCTTTCAACAAATCCTGCTTCTCGAATTTGGTGAACGGACGCAAATGCGCGTCCTTCCTGTTGATGGGAGTGCGATAGAGACTACGCAACGCGTTTTCATACACACGTCGTTTGGCACCAGAATAACTATTCACAACCTCACGGAGTGATATCCTGGTGGCATACTGACGCACATAATCAGCACAGTCGTCTGCGAACTTACGAAGGACCAAGGTGTCCCAATCAGTTCGTGTGGTCTCCAACGCTGGTAGATACTCCTCACCAACCTTGCACAGAAAGTATCGCTCAACCATGGCCCGTTCCACCGCGGACACATTGTTGTTAAAGACACCCAAATTATGGTTGTCCCCCATGCGCGATACTACATGGTATTTACGTTGCTTGCATGGCTGCCCATTCCGCGTCACCTCCAAGAGGTGACGAGGACGCGTTGGAGGACACCTACTTGTGCCCCTTCTGCGCCAAAACATTGACTCAGTGGGTACAGCATGTTCGGTGTCCTGCCCTAGATGTCGGATTGGGCGTCCCTAGTAGTCGAATTGCGGATTATTATCCGCCCGACCCAAAAAGAACGCCATCAACCGACTCCTACGCGTGCAATCAACTCGCCAAGTCACTGGCCGCTCATGAACCCCCTCAGTGAAGAAAGCTCTCTCTATGAGCAGCAGGTGCGCCGCCGCATCTCTATGCCTAACGTTCCAATCCCTCATGAGCTTAGCAGCCTCAGCACGGACAAGGGCAACGTTTCCAGGCACACTGCGGTCTGCAGCGCCCATACCAAGCTTGACACGCAGCACATCCACTGCGTGACCAACAAACCTGGGGACTTGGTGTACACGCTCTTCATTAAGAGCGTGTGTCGCGGCTACAACTGTCTCTGTCACAGTGTGGTCCGCGTAACGAGCCAGTGTCGTCACCCGCTCACGACGGGTTTCGGCATCAAAGGCTCGCTCGCGCTCCCACAACTGTACTTCTTCTCCAAAACAGAAGCACCGCATTAAGGCCTGTTTAAACGTACGGCCCAACGTGTCATACCATCGCTCCTCAACCACTGGTATGGTGAAGTGCTTAGGTAGGGCCACAGCCTGTGCAACTGCAGCCGGCTCCCTTTCAACAGGGACTTCCTTTCCTTCCGCCTCGACAACTCCAAGAGCATCAGGCCGTCTCACAGCATAGCTGGTAACAAGCTCTGACACCCATTGGTCCGGTAGGAAAGGGGTAGGAGTACAACATCCGAACTGGACCATATCAGTTCCAGAATCCATGTCTCCAAATACAGTTTGTCCAAAGTTACAATTTACGCTCCGTAGATACGCTGGACCTTCAAACCCGTGTGTCGGCACGAGAGATGAAAACTAGGAAACTGAAACCC